GATGCACGCCGACAAGCTCGAGCCGCTGCCGCCCGAGGAGGCGCCGCAGACGTCTGCGGAATCCGGCGACCCGGCCTGACGCGCCCGTGCTCGACGAAGATCTCGACGCGTTCCTCGAGGAGTTCGGGGACGACTGCACCGCCGGCGCCACGGCATTCCGCGCCATCGCCGACCAGCCCGATGCGTTGCTCGACGTGCAGCGCGCCAGCGTGCACTCGCGCGAGTACGAGATCACCTACCGCACCGACGCCGTGGCGCTCGTGCGCGACCAGGCCGTGACCATCGTCACCGGCCGCGCCGCCGGCGCCTACACCGTGCGCGAGGCGCCGCGCCGGCTCGACGACGGCGCGTTCTCCGCCTGCCTGCTGAGCAAGGTGTAGCCATGGCCAGCCGCGCCGAGACCATCGCCGCCCGCGTGGCCGCCGTGCTGGCTGACGCCGGCACCGTCTACCGCGATCGCGAGGACGCGATCACGCGCGAGGAGTCGCCCACCACGCTCGTCGAGCTGATCGACGAGGACTCCACCGTGTTCGGCGGCGGCCGCCCCGCGCTCGCCGGCGAGACTGACCAGGACACGCTGCGCCTCGGCGTCATCGTCTGCGTGCGCGGCGCCGCGTGGCAGAGCGCGGCCGATGCGCGGCGCGTGGCCAACCACGCGCTCATCGTCGGCGATGCCACCCTGCGCGGCCTGGTGGCCAGCATGCGGCGCGATCGCTGCGAGTGGCGCCCCGCCAAGGCCGACCAGCCGTTCGGCTACGCCGCGCAGATCTACTACTTCAAGTACCTCACCCGAGCGCACGCGCTCGACCAGTCCCCTTGAGCGAGCGCCCGCGCTCGACCCCCTGATCAGCCCGCTGATCGTTTCTCGCAACCACCCAGGAGCTCACCACCATGGAACTGTTCGGCTCGGGCCTCATGTGGGGCACCCCGCTCACCAACTCCGCCGGCGCCGCCGTCGCCAACCCCACGCCGCTGCTGTTCGGCACCATGCAGGACACCGAGGTCGAGATCTCCGGCGAGCTCAAGATGCTCTACGGGCAGAACCAGTTCCCGGTGGCCGTGGGGCGCGGCAAGGGCGCGGTCAAGGGCAAGGCCAAGTGGGCCAGCATCTTCGGCGGCCACTTCGAGACGCTCATCTTCGGCCAGGCCGGCAGCGCCGGCATCACGTCGATGGTGTACGACACCGTCGGTGCGGCCATCCCCACCACGCCGTTCACCATCACGCCCACCGTGCCCGGCAGCGGCACCTGGGCCGCGGACCTCGGCGTGATCAACGCGAGCACCGGCCGCCCCATGACCCGCGTGGCCTCCGCGCCGACCACCGGCCAGTACAGCGTGGCCGCCGGCGCCTACACCTTCGCCGCGGCCGACACCGGCGTGGTCGTGTACATCAACTTCCGCTACACCGCCACCAGCACCGTGGCGCGCAAGGGCACGGTGGTCAACCAGCCCATGGGCTACGCGCCCACCTTCCGCTGTGACCTGTACGTGCCGTTCAACGGCGAGCAGCTCATCTTCACCTTCCGCAACTGCATCGCCGACGGCCTCAAGCTCGGCAACAAGAACGACGACTTCGGCGTCCCGGAAATGAACTTCCAGGGCTTCGCCGACGCCGGCGGCAACATCTTCGACTGGGCCACCGCGGAGTGAGCGCCGTCAAGCACGCCGGCACCGAGGTCGAGCTCGGCGGCCGCAAGTTCACGGTGCCGCCGCTCACGCTCGGCGCGCTCGAGGAGTTCCAGCGCCGCATCGCGGTGTTCGAGACCATGGCGCCGGCCGACCAGGCCACCCTGGTGCTCGACCTCTCGCACCGCGCGCTCAAGCGCAACTACCCCGAGCTCACGCGCGAGGAGCTGGCCGAGCTGCTCGACATGAACAACATGTTCGACATCTTCCTCGCGCTCATGAGCGTCACCGGTCTGCTCAAGGGCCCCGACGACCCAAAAGCGACGGCGGCGGCGAGTGGGACTGGCTCGCCGTCTACGCCCACCTCTGCACCAGCCTCGGGTGGACCTTCGAGCATTGCCGGCACGGCGTCACCTTCCCTGAACTGAAAGCGCTCACGCGCTACTGGCAGGGCAACCCGCCGGTGCACGTGAGCGTGGCGCGCTACTTCGGCTTCAAGCCCGAGGGAGCGCAGCGCACGCCGGCCAAGAGCAGCCAGCTCGTGGCCGAGGCCACCGCGATCGCGGGCCCCCCGCGCAAGCAGTTCGTGCACCCGATCCCGATCCAGCGCCACTGAAAGGCCCAAGCCAATGGCCGTCGACAAAGACATCCGCTACAAGGTCACCGCCGACGAGGCGGGCTTTGCTGCGGCCTTGGCGCGCGTCAAGTCGCAGCTGGGTGATGTCGACGGCAAGGTCGGCGGCCTGTTCTCCGGCTTGACGTCGCAGTTCGGCAAGCTCAGCGGCCTCGTAGGCGCCTTGAGCGGCTTGCTCGCCGGCGGCCTCTTCAAGGCATCGGTCGACGCCACCAAGGACTTCACCCTCGAGTCCAACAAGCTCGCGCGCGTGCTCGGCGTCACCGCCACCGAGGCCAGCACGCTCAACGTCGCGCTCGGCGACATCTATGCCGACAGCGAGACCTTCACCTCTGCCTCGGCCAAGCTGGCCAAGCAGCTGCGCGACAACGAGGCCGCGCTCAACCACCTGGGGCTGCGCACCCGCGAGGCCAACGGCGAGTACCGCAGCCTCAAGGACCTGATGCTCGACAGCATCCAGGTGGTCAACGGCTACAAGCAGGGCACCGACCGCAACCTCGCGTCCACCGTGGCCTGGGGCAAGGGCGCCGAGGAAGCCGCCGCGCTGCTCAAGCTCAACAACCAGGTGCTCGACGAGGCGCGCGCCAAGCAAGAGGCGCTCGGCCTGGTGGTGGGCGTGGAGAACGTTGCTGCGCTCGCGCGCTTTCGCGCGATGCAGAACGACGTCGGCGACATGCTGCTCGCGCTCAAGAAGGTGATCGGCGACGCGCTCATGCCCGTGCTCACCAAGCTCGGCGAGTGGTTCACGCTCATCGGGCCTGCGGCCGTCACCATCCTCAAGGGTGCGCTCGGCGGCCTGGTGTCGGTGTTTTGGGCGCTCAAGAACGGCATCACCGTGGTGTGGGAGGTGCTCAACGCGCTGGTGGTGTCGCTGGGCGAGAGCATCCGCGTGCTGTTCGAGGCGCTGGGCCGCGCGGCCACCGGCGACTTCTCCGGTGCGGTGAACGTGCTGCGCGCCGGCAGCGCCAACATCAAGGCCGCCTGGGCGCAGGCCATGGACGAGATGCTCAAGAGCAGCGAGGAGACCGCCACGCGCATCTCCGAGCTCTTCGGCAAGGCCACGCCGATCGCCGCCACGCCGAGCGGCGGCAAGGGCTACCGCAACGCGCCCGACCCGGCGAAGCCCTCGCCCTCGAGCTACATGGCGTACTACGAGGCGCTGCTGGCCGAGGAGAAGCGCGTCAACGCGGTGCTCACGCAGGGCCGCGAGTTCACCAAGGAGCAAGAGGCTGAGTTTTGGCGTTGGCTGTTGCAGACCGCGCAACTCACCGCGGCCGACCGGGTCAACGTGCTGCGCAAGATCGCCGAGGCCGAGGTGGCGATCGCCACCAAGGCGCGCAAGGACCGCGAGGCCATCGAGCGCGACGACGCCGATGCCGCCGGTGCGCTTGCGCTCGGCAAGCTCGCCGCCGAGCAGGAGGCCGCGCGAGATCTCGTGGCCATGGGCCGCATCACGCACGAGCAGCTGCTCGCGCTCGAGCTCGGCTACGAGGACCAGCGCTACCAGATCAAGCGCGCCGCGCTGCAGGCCCGCCTGGCGCTGCTGGAGCGCGACCCCGAGATGAACGCGGTGGAGATGCGCCGCATCAAGAACGACCTCCTGCTGCTCGAGCAGGAGTACGAGCGCGCCAAGGCCGCCGGCCAGCGCGCGCTGCAGCTCGAGCAAGGCAAGCCGCAAGACAACGTGTGGGCCGCCGCCGAGCAGCAGATCAACACCGCCACGCAGAACATCATCAACCGCACCAACACGCTGCGCGGTGCGTTGGTCGGCATCTGGGCAGGCATCCGCCAAGCCATCGTGGCCGAGCTCGCAAAGATCGTGGCGCAGAAGGTCATCGCGTTCGCCAAGGAACGCGCGATCGCGCTGGCCAGCATCCAGACCGATGCCGCGCGCGCCGGCGCCGGCGCTGCGGCGTCGCAGGCCGGCATCCCGTTCGTGGGGCCCTTCCTCGCGATCGCGGCGATGGCGGCCATCATGATGGCCGTGCGCGGCCAAGCCTCGAGCGTCCCCAGCGCCGCGCAAGGCTGGCGCGTCCCCGCCGGCGTCAACCCGCTCACGCAGCTGCACGAGCAGGAGATGGTGCTCGACAAAAAGCACGCGCAGGTGATCGACGACCTGGCCAACGCCGGCGGCACCGGCGGCCCGCAGGTCGTGCTCAACGTCCAGCGCTGGGGCAGCAATCACTTCATTGCCGAGATCGACAAGTTCGCCGAGGCCTTCGGCTTCGCGAAGCGCAACTTCATCATCAAGTGAGCAACGAAGTCTTCCCCACGCTGCCCGGCCTCGAGTGGGGCGTGATGCGCACGCCCAACGCGCCGCCGGTGCAGAAGCGCAGCACGCCGAGCCGCCGCGAGTTCCGCGCGCGCGATGCGGCCACTGTGCTGTACGACTACACGCTCAGCTACGAGTTTCTGCGCGCGGCCGTTGCATTCTCCGAATGGCAGACGCTCACCGGCTTCTTCGAGCGCATGGGCGGGTCGTTCGACACCTTCCTGTTCACCGACCCCGACGACAACACCGTCAGCGCCATGCAGTTCGGCACCGGCACTGGCGCGCAGACGCAGTTTCAGCTCGTGCGCACGCTCGGCGGCGCAGCGGGCCCCGTGTTCGATCTCAACGGCACGCCGCAGATCTTCAACAACGGCGTGCTGCAGAGCACGCCGGCCAACTACAGCATCAACAGCGCCGGGCTGGTCACGTTCACCGCGGCGCCGGCCAACGGCAACCCGCTCACCTGGACGGGCAGCTTCTACCGCCGTGTGCGCTTTGCGCGCGACCAGCTCGAGTTCCGCAAGTTCATGCAGGACTTCTGGGATGCGCGCAAGGTCGAGCTCACCCAGAGGCCCGCATGACGCGGGCCTTTCGTCGAGTGGGGCCGACGTGAGAGCGCCAGTCTGGGAGACCAGCGCCGGCGCGCTGGCCGCGCTGCTCAACTCCGGCGCGCCGCTCAACAAGGCCGACCTCTACACGCTCACGCTCGCCGGCGGCACCGTGCTGCGCTGGAGTGGGCACGACACCGCGCTCACCGCCAACAGCCTCACCTGGTCGCTCGGGCCCGGCATCCGCCGTTCGCGCCTGCGCTTCCGGGCCGGCGTGTCGGTGGACACGCTCACCCTGCAGCTCACCGACAACCTGGCCACCACCATCGCCGGCGTGCCGCTCGTCAAGTACATCGCCAGCGGCGGCCTTTACGGAGCGCGCCTGCAGCTACACCGCGCCTTCTGGGGCATCGGGCAAACGAGCCCGGTGGGCTACATCGAGTGGTTCGAGGGCCGCATGGCCGATGTGCCGCAGGTCAACCGCTACGAGGCGCAGCTGCTGTTCAAGAGCGACCTCGAGCTGCTCGACGTGATGGTCCCGCGCGAGGTGTACCAGGGCCCGTGCCTCAACACCGTGTACGACCCGCGCTGCGGCGCCAGCAAGGCCACGTTCACGCAGACCGGCAATGCCTCGGGCGCCGGCAGCGCCGACCGCACCACGTTCAACCACGGCTTCGGCAGCGCGCCGGGCAACACCGCCGGCTACCACGACCTCGGCGTGGTCACGTTCACCAGCGGGCCCAACACCGGCATCTCGCGCACGGTGAAAAAGCACACCGGCACGCAGGTGATCGTCACGCCGCCATGGCCCTTTCAGGTGGCCAACGGCAACGCCTTCAGCATCCGCCCGGGCTGCAACAAGAGCCAGACCGATGCCAACGGCTGCCTCAAGTTCTTCGGCACCGCCGCGGTGGTGGCGGTGCACTTCCGCGGCTTCCCGTACATCCCGGCGCCGGAGACCGTGCTGTGATCGACGCTCGCTCCATGAACGACCAAAGTCGCCAGCGGGTGGTGGCCGAGGCGCTCACCTGGGTCGGCACGCCGTACCACGACCTCGCGCGCATCAAGGGCGTGGGCGTCGATTGCGCCATGATGCCGGCGGCCGTGTTCGAGTCGCAGGGCCTCATCCCGCACATCGACCCGCAGTACCCGCCGCAGTGGATGCTGCACCGCGACGAGGAGCTCTACCTGCAGTGGCTGCTCGAGCTCGGCGCCGTGCAGCTCGCCGAGCCGCAGATCGGCGACCTCGGCGTCTGGAAGTTCGGCCGCACCTACAGCCAC